GCCGTGTGTGCCACACGGACCCGGATGAAGGATGCCGGAAGAACGGAACTAGTCAAGGTACAGACTTTCCGTTTCCACCAGCAGGATAGGGTCAGATTCAGGTGTGCGCGCTAACCACACGTCACCCACCGGAGGCGGAAGCCTCTCGGCGTGTAACGCGCGTTTCCACACCCTCTCGTTCCGACGTAAGACTTGCAAGCGATGTTCATCTTGTCGCTCCATGTCTTTGTCAGACTGCGCATGGGGACCCACCACATCGAACAGCCGTTCGACTACTAAGGCCGTGTAAAGCTTGTCAAACTCGCTTTGCTCGGACTCGGTAGGTTGAGATATCCAGTCTCTCCGCTCATGGACCTCCACGGTGACTTCGTCACTGTCTCGGACCACGTTACGGAAAGGGGACAAGGATCTCATTCTCTCCATCGCAATCTTATGGCCATACCAGAACATTTTCGTCGGTAGCTTCCGGACATCGTACAAGTCCGGCTGCTCCGCGATCCTAGCAACCACTCGCCGATCGAGCTCACTGGGCCCGTAGAAAGTCACAGGACTAACTACTTGCTCTCCAGGCTCTCGCGCAGGATAGGTAACTTGGATCAGGGGAAGACCAATCCCCCCATAACGTTCAGGTATGTACCACGGAACATGGCACTCCGCGAGTGCCGTCCGGTTGTGTTTCAAAAAGGCCTCCCAAACTGGGAGTAAAAGGTCCACTGGGCAGTGGGCCACAAGATCACGGGCGCGCGCGCCGATAGTCTCCGATGAGTCAGCAGCACCTGCCACACCCACTTCCCCACCACTTCTCTTGAGACCTCGGAGCAATCCGAAGTTCACATAAGGAGTGGAACGGAAGTGTGTGAGGCGGGCCTTGCCGCTCTCCGGATCGACGTCATACTCGCCGTCGTCTAGGCGTTCAAAATTCTCAGAGTTTATTTGTACGAACTCAGGAGAAAAGAAGAACTTGCCGACAGACGGTTCGAGACCTGCGTAGGTAGTGATCGCCTTCCAAAACCGTAAACCATCTCGTGTACACCGCATTGCACAGTCATCACCATTGACCATTAGAGTAGTTTGGCGAAGAGACATCTTCTTCTTCGCATCCAACTCCAATGCCCAACGACAAAGGGCTGCATTCGCGATACACAAAACGGGAAACGAAACAACCGAACCCATTAACTGACCCCACTTCTGCTGAAGTAGGGCCGTGTTTGACTTCGTCGAATTTTCTGGATCAACGATGTCATGGTGAGTGAGCGCTTCCACGAACAACAATCGCTCAGCATTCGTCAATTCTCCCACTTCGGCAATAGCTGCCGCAATGGTTTCAGAGACGAGGCTGGACAGGTTGTCTGTCGCCGCAGAATAGTCTCCCGAGAGGTAAGCTTGCCCCTCAGGAAGACGCGCTCCAAGACGAGATTGTAGGTACCACTTATCGACCGGCTGGCCGATGAGTGTGAAGACCGGGTGGTCCCGCAGGACCTTCCACATCCACTTTTGCAACGGCTTAAGTACAAAGCCACGCGACGCTTCACCTTTCGTAATCACTCGTACCTTCAGTGCTTCCGAAAGTGCCACTGCCTTCACGCGATTGGTACCGGTCAAGGCTCTCTGAAGAGTTCTCTCATAGAGATCTCCGAAGACTGCCTCCAGATCGGTTAAATCAGCGTGGAAAGTGGTGACACGGTGACGTCGAGCTTGCTGCTCGGCGAAAGTGCGGATACCCTCTTCACGGTCAACGGGAGCTGCGTGTTTAGCGGCAACCAGAACCAACGGATTTCTGTCGATATTCCTCGAAAGTCCAGCCCATCCTGCAAACTTCTGGATGGATCTGAACGCACCACCCTCACGAACGGAATCCGTGAAGGTTGCACTGGTGCTCGGGAAGAACGTGCGATACTTATCGTTGTTCGCATACGACTTACCCCCAAACAATTCTTGAACAGTGCGTATCAAGTGAAATTGTAGGGAATCCTGGCTGACTGTATACCATTTCTCATCGAGACCCGCGGTCTCGAACTCGTCCTCATCACCCCATGACTCCGCAAAGTTGATTGGAGCCGGTGCCTTCTTTTCCTCCGAGAGTGCCTTGACTGTTTTCCGAACCGCCAGGTTCAACAGTTCCTTTCCAGGACGTGGACAGCCCTTCTTCAGTTGCAAAACTGAAGCAAGGAACTGACCACGCATAGCACCCCGCGTGAGGCGAAGAGCATACCGGCCGGCGATACCAGCAGCCAGCTGATCGCCGTGACAAAAGGGACCCGACAACCCTGTCGGTGACGGAGGTGGTGCATCCCATTGAGCCAAGCCCCCGGCATGGAAGAACGATGCGAATTTCCATTTCGCAAACTTCATCCAACCGCCAGGGCCCAATTCAAGGGACGCCTCCAACCAATGCGAGAGAGTGCGTCGATACGATTCATCGACCTTTCGGCCACTCTTGCCCGCAGTTCCTCTCTTTGTCATTCCAAAAATCTCGAGAAGTTCAAACACGACCTTAACACATCCTTCTACCTCCTCACGTTGTCCCGACTTGGTCTGACGAACTTCGGTTCGTTCACGCAAGCGATGCTGTGCACGCTTAGACCACTCAGGGAGTGAAGAGGTATCAACCGGGTGCTTAGAAGCTGCATCCCCACCGAGGGGACCAGTTCGCTTAGCATCCGTTGGGAGATTCGTCTCTACCATGGACGCGGTTTCAACAGCTGCGTGGTTCTGTTGGCTCATTGGAAGCTTTCGTTCACTTATGTGAGCAGAAGATTTTCA